TAAGCAGCATGTGCGCCTGAAACTGATTCTTTACCAACGAAAGATTTTGATGCACCAATATCGTTAAGAAGCTCGTCTGATTCAAGCTGTTCAGGTTCAAAGTTTAGTGTGTTCCCTGGTCTGAGTGGAACAAATTCAGCACCAGCGACCGGTGGAAGGTATTCTCCTGCGGTAGTTTCTTTTTTAATTGCGAATATGCTCGCACGACTTAATCCAACGCTCATAATTTCTCCTTATAGACTCTCTAATATGTAAAATTGAAAAGTTGCTGTCATACTCAAAAAAGATTGCTTGCCTGATATAACTTCCTCAACACCTGAGACCGATCCAATATCAACCTTAGCAATATCATTTGGTATTCCTAGCTCATTATAAGAATAGAAAAGTTTTTGCACATCGTACACATTTTCCAACAATGCCTTAGTAATTGAATCAATCACGACTGGATCGCTGTCAGTTCTAAAAACTTCCTTAGTTAAAACAACCGTCACTTCCCTAATGTTCATGAAATTACAGAACTCATATGGCTCAAAATTACTTGAACCGATAACAAGCCCATAACCATTAATTAAGAATCTAGCGTTGTTGTCACCAAGGGAATAAGCGTATGGGATCCTTGTTTTATTAGGATAAAGTGCTGCTAGTTCAACCAATAATTTGTCGTAAATTGTTGATATTTTTGAACTCATCGGCTTAACCAACCGCTAGTGTTGTCTAAACTCTCTGATACTTCCTCAATTCCATTTGCGTTCTTATCAATCTTTTTAACAGGACTAGAAAGTCTTTTTTGGTATTCTTCACGTGCTCTTTGTCTTTGGTCAATGTAATCATCACCAAAAGCATTAAACACAATCTCAGCTACCTTTTGAACAGATGCTAGTCTATAATCTTCTCTTTCGAGCATTTGACCAGGATCAACAATGACACCATTAATCATAAGGTCTTGTTCTATAACCTGAGCAGCTTTTACGTGTTGCTCTTCCCAATTTGTTTTTGCTGCTTTAAATGATGTTAAAACGCTTGTCTTAACAAGGTCAGGATACTCAGAACCAAGATCACTATCGTCACTGAAAATACTGCCAATCCAAGATAAAGAGCAATCAAGAGATAAGTCCGCATCGAAAGAAATCCTCATCCAGTAACGGTCATAAATCTTTAGTGATTCAAGACCTGGTATGTTATCGCCATCGCCTGAAGTGTCTTCTCTTGACCAACCCGAATCTCTATCAGGAACAAATGTGATGTAACCAGAAACATGAAATGCGCCAGTCTCATCAATTAATTCGTTAACAAAGTTCCAAGAGTCGCCATCAAACACCTCTACATACATGTTAGCAGGAAGTGTATTTTTATCAATTAATTTAATGTACAAGCTGTTAAATGGTAGCCTTGCACCTATGTAAATGTAGTCTTCCCCTGCAACGTAATTGAAAGCTGACTCCGTTTCGTCATACTTGTTAAGGTTGACTGATAGATCCCTTAAAATTCCATTGTCAGAATAAAAGACTCTCTTATTCATTTTTTCTTACCTTTTTTTGCCTTTCTAGCAACAGAAAGGGCAATTGCAACTGATTGCTTTTGTGATTTTCCTGCTTTCATCTCTTTTTTAATGTTAGATGAAATTGTCTTTTTTGAGTAACCTTTTTTAAGTGGCATATTAAACCTTAATAAAAGCAGGGGATTTCTCCCCTGCCCTGTTAAATTACTTTAAAATAACATCGTAACTACTAGCACTTTGGATCTCATTTCTTTCAATAACCAGAAATGATCTGTCAGCTTTAGAAATGATAATTCTTTTTAGCTCAAATCTTTCTGAAGAAAGCCCAGCTTTTACGCTCATGCTTCTAGTTGCAGAAAAGTCTTTGAACCCAGAGGTCATTCTTTTTGCTGAAGATTCATGTTTAAAAACAAATCCAACCATGTGCCAGTTTGCTTCGTTAGAAAACTCAGCACTTGCAACAACTTTGGGGTTTGCTTTTAAAATCTCTTTATCAAAATTAATTGAGAATGGTTGTCCTGCGCTTAATTGTGAAGTTGAAACTAAGAAAGAAAATACACTTTCATTAGATCCAATTTCCAATAAGCCGACACCATATTCACCTGAAGCATTTATCTCCTCTAGGCTAGAAAGTATCCAGTAAAGAGCACCATCAGCACCAGTCGGGGCATTTGTAGCCGATGAAACGTGAGTAGTTGAACACTCAAAATACAAACCAGAATTGTAAATCATTGTTCCGGCTTGAATTGTTTGTCCAGTCGCCCAATTTGGAAGAACGTAGTATCCAGCGTTAGGGTTAGTGGTTGTCACGTTGCTGTTATTGCTAACAACAGAATTTAAACCTCTAACTCTAAGTGCATAACTAGCTAAACCAAACTCTCCATCAAATGTGTTTCCTGTAACCGTTGATCCTATAACGTCGCAAGTCACTGCTTGGTTATAAGAAATCCCTCCACCAGTTTCTCCATTTACAATGTTATTTGTAAAAGTAACAGGGGAAGTATTGTTTGGTTGGAACACAACTAATTGGCGAGCAACGTTTGGAATGTTGAACTGAATGTTTGAAAACGTTACAGTTTGAGTTGTTCCAATGTTTGAAAGGAGTGTTTTATTTAACGTCAAAACGTTTCCGTTTATAGCAGAAACAGTTGTGGCCGATGGAATAAAACCAGTTACCGCCGAAATTGGTGAACCAACTTTAACGTCAACTAAATACTCAGACGATGGAAGCTCAATTGTGTTAGAGCTTAAGATATTACAAGACAATGCAAGGCTTGAAAAAGCGTGAACTTGTGCAGGTTGTTCGCCAACAAATGTTTTACCATTAATTGTACATCCTGTGACTGTTCCACCGCCTGGGCCTGTATTGTCGCACATGATAGCAGAATCGCCCTTTGCCTCAATTTCGCAATCTTGAATAAGGTAGTTAGATCCTGCGGTTGCGCCTAATCCTGCTACTCTTATGTAGATTGTTCCATTATCAACAGCAGCTCTTGTGTCTAGTGCTTGAATACCTGAAACTTTAACGTCTTTAAGAGCATTGTTTGCACCTCTCCATCTAACAGCGGCTTCCATTGCTCCCATTGTTACCGAAACGTTAGTTCGAGCAGCAGTTGTTGCAGCGGAAATTGTGAATGATGTTGGTGAAACAGTTACAATTCTAGTATTGGCAGGGATCCCCGATGCCGTAACAATATAACCAGCCTTAAGACCAGTTGTTCCAGCGGCAACATTTACTGTTGTTGAACCAAGTGTCCATGTGCAACCAGCTTTTGCAAAAGTAGGTTGAACTTGCCCAACGATAAATGTTTGAGATTTTCCAGCACCTTGAATTGTAATTCCATCCTTATAGAAATCAATGTTTTCTTCAAATGTTCCAGCTTCGACTTGAATCACATCACCAGAAGAGGCCAAAGGAACAGCACCCTGAATTGTGGTGCTATTCCCCGAACCATCTTTTTTAACATATAGAATGGTCATGGGTTAATCCTTTAGTAAGCGTAAACTACGAATACGTTGTCACCTGTTTCGATAGCTTCTTGACCGCCTGGGTGAAGAAGTGAACCAATCCAAGTTAAACGAGTTTTACCGCCAACAACTGAAACTGTGAAATCTTCGCCCTCATGTACTGCCATACGACCAACAGCGCAAGACATAATTTTGATACACTCTCTTGATAATTCTACATACTCAAGATTTGCACCAACAACTAGCTTTTCATTAGAAAATGAAGGGCCATCAGTTTGAGCTTCTAAAGCATCGAGTCTTGATTCATGGTTAGAAATAGAAGACTCAGCACTAGAAAGCCTAACTTCCTGAGCGTCAACATCACTTCTAACGTCTTGAGCGTAAACATCAAGGTCAGAAATATCAGATGCAAGAGCGCTTTCTTTTGCATCAACTTCAGCTTTTGTGTAGTAACCAGAAAGATCAACCGCTGGAATAGCAGCAATTTGAGCATCTGTGTAATCTTTACCAGCTTGTAAAGTCGAAGCATCACCTGATTGTCTGTCTAATACTTCCTGAGCAAGTGCAGCGTTGTTCGAAAGAACATAGCCAGCAAATGCAGAATCATTTTCAGTGTCAACTGAGTTGATTAAAGTAACAATTTCAGCAAATGAATCTTTGTCAGCTTGTGAAGCTGAAAGAATAGCATCTACTCTTTCTTTTTCAGTTGTAATTTGAGACTGAAGGCTTGTGCTTGTTGTGCTTAATGCGTCAACGTCACTTCTTAAACCATCAATGTCAGATTGCTGAAGGTCAAAGTTACCTTGAACAACACCTTCGAGAGCTGTAATGTCAGCATCAAGGGCAGAATCAGCGGATTGACGAGCTGTTTGTTCAGCAGCAATTGATGATTCTAAACCAGAGATTGCCTCTTGTAGATCCTCACCAACTTGTCCTTCCAATGCAGTAATTCTTGCATCTAAAGCTGAGTCACCAGCAATACGTGCTGTCTCTTCTGATGTAACACTTGTTTCGACTAGATTAATTTGATCGTCGAAGTAGTTAATAACTTCTGGAGATAAAAACTTCTTCTTAATTTGTTGAGCCATCCTTGTACTCCTTTGTTAGTATTGGATGATTAATGTATCGCTAATTTCTAAAAAATTATCGAGACCTAATCCATCCCAACTTATGTCACTTCCTATGACTTCAAAATCAATACCGTTGACCTGAGAAATTCCGCCAACGATAGTCAAAGTGACTGTATTGGGAAAAAAAGGCTCGGTTGATAAAGTTACTTTTTTATTATCAATATCTTGTTGTGTAAGAGTAAATGATTCTACAAATGTCGAACCACCAATACTCCCTAACGGAAAACCACCTTGCAGAATATCATTTCCACCGTAGTAAATTCTTTCCGTTGTATCGTAAACAATTTCAGCACTACCTAGAATCAATTGTCTTCTCTGTTCTGCGGAAATCTTTGGGACTTTAAATACTGCCATCGACTACCCTTAACCCACCATCCACCTGAGCGGATTCGTTTAATCTATCACCAGCATCAAGAGACAAGTCACTATCAAACTCATCACCAAAATTAAGTGAACCTGACTCAACGAGTTGTGTGGTTATATTAACGAAAACTAAATCTAGGGTTTGCGGATCAAACTTCCAAGGCATCTAAAACCTCGTCCTAGTCATGTTTAAAATAGTTTTCTTATCGCCATTCTGATACGTAACTAGAACAGTTTGAACAGTTACAGAGTTCTTTTTATACGTGTAAAGCTCTTGTTGAACTGTTGGAAATGTTGTGATTATTTCGTCCCAATCAACTCCAGCAGATTCAATAGGAAGTGCAGCATCAGCAGAAACAGAAACAGATGATTTATCATTTGGCGCATTCCTGAACTTATCAAACTCTCTATCGTTAAGATTCGATTTCATTCAGTTTCACCATTTCCTCTAGAGAATCTGAGTCAAACTCATACCAAGCAAACCAGTTTTGGCCGTCATGAACAACATGGTAATCAAAATAAGATTTCTTTTCTATGTTATTCTTCAGCATCAACACTTTAAGCGTTTCAGGAGATTTACTCTTTAAGTAATGCTTAACGTGCGTTGGTTTCTTAGTCATAAAAAAAGGCTACCCATTTCTGAGTAGCCCGTAAAGTAAAAAACTTAATTAGTCGTTTAGACCGATAACAAGTGGAGACTTACCAGAAGCAGCGCCTTTTTGACCAAGTTGCATACCTTTAACTCCGAAAAGTTGATCGATAGCAGCTTTTTTAGCACCGACACCGTAGCCGATTTCATCTTGTTCGCCGTAAGAAGCATTCTTTTGGAAAGCAAAAGCAAGACCAGATTTCTCAGCAAGGTAAACTTGAGAAGAAACAAGTCCTGAGTGCATCACAACAGGAATACCAAGGATTTGACCAATTACTCCACCAGGAAGAATTGCTTGACCAAATTGTTGGAAGTTTTTGAACTCAGCAAGTCCAAAAATAGCTTCTTTTTGAGCAGGAGAAACTAACCAAACGCAGTCTGCCATATTGGCTTCGTTCTCTTCAAGTTCACGAACCATAGTAAGTACGTTAGCATACGTAACGTTAGCATCAGTTCCAACATTGATGAAAGCATGAGCAACTGAACCAAGTTCAGAGATGATTGCGCTGTCAACGTAACGAGCTTGAGCAGCAGCAGCACGTTTAGCAAACTCAAGTTGAGCAGGAATGTTTGACTGAACAGCAGTCATAGCATCAATGATCCAAGAAACATAAGCGTTCTTGTCTAGAAGCATTGTATCAACTGAAGCAGTTAATTGAGAAGCATCACCATAAGCACCTTCAGCACGATCAATTACTGTAAAGCTAGAAAGCTTTGGAACAGAAATGCTGTTATAGCCAGGCATAGCAAGGCTAGAAAGGTCAGTGAAAAATGGAGTGAGTTTAGCTTGGAACGCAAGTTCTTTTTGAACAACTGAAGCGATAAGGCTTTCTTTTGTAGAACCTAGTTCTGTGTTACCAGTAATCAAATCAGACATATTTGTCTCCCTATTTGTTATTTAATTTTTCCAATCGCTGCTAATTGCAGGATATGTTTTTGTAGTTCATCCGAGGTCATATCACTTACTGATTTACCCATTGGAACGTAGTTTTTTGCTGCTTGGTTTGGTAGTTTTCCAGATCCCTGAAATTCTACTAAACTTGCGTGTTTCTTAATGAAATCCGCCGCAACAGCTTTGACCGAATCCTCATCAACTTGTTTTGTCTCTGGGTTCAGTACAATCTTATCAAACTCAACAAATGTAGCGTAATCTTTATCCTTAAGTTTACCGCCCAAATGCTTCTCAAATTCATGAAACTTCAAACCGTTTACGATGCTCTTCTCTTGCTCTTGTAGAACATGTGACGTTTGGTCTAGCTTTGACTTATATTGCTCAGCTAAGGCCTTCCATTCATTTTGTTCTTTAAGTTTCTGCTCTTGAGATTGCTGAAGAACAGTTTCATATTCTTTGACTTTCTCTTTGAGCTTTTTTGCTTCAGATAAGACTTTTGAGTAAGTCTCATACTTAACAACATCGTTCGCAGTTCTTGTCTCAGTCTGAACACTGTTCACTTGAGTGGAGTCACTGACTCCTGTTTGATCTGACATAAATAGAATCCCCCTGTTTCGGTAAGGTGTCAATTATTTTATGACACTACTAATCTCATCCTTAATTATTTGCTCAACTATTTTAATAATCTCTTCTCTTTCTTCCTTAGACAGCTCATGAAACTTTCGTCCATTAAGCTCGACATATTTCAAAACTTCCTTGTTAGAAAGCGTTGACTTGCCACCTGAAAGCTCGCCTTTGCGTTTACCTTTAGATGGTTCAATGATTACTTTAGTTCCTATGTTCTTTCCTTTAATAGAATCGAGTAACTGACCAGTAGCTGTCAAGTTTGATGTTTCTGGTGTGGTATCTGGGTGCAATTTTGGTTTTTTGCTTGGCTTATATGGAACAACTCTTTTACTGTCTCCCTCACCTGTTGTAAAAAATGATAGCTCACCCTTTCTTTGTTCTACATAAGAATCGGATAATTCTTTTAATGGTCCGTCAACACCTTCGCCAGCACCTCGTGTTCTTAATCTTATTAGCTCTGGAATCAATGCGGCAATTTCCCTAGCAGCTTTTACTTGCGCTAGTTTAATCTTCACCTGAAGTTGTTTAGATAGTTGTTCTAGTTTCTTACTCATCAATTTCCGTATCGAATTCAATATCGCCTAATATCTCCCTAGCAGCTTCTCTTGCAATTGCGTCTAGTTCTTCTTCACTAAGATCCTTAAGATCCTCGTCAATATATGAATCAATGATAACTTCCACGTCATCTGGCAATATTCCGAGAAAGTCACGTGCTTTTCCTGGTATTGGTTCTGATTGTCCATAGGTGCCTCTTATGTTTCCATCGACTTTGCCAATTAGGTCTTTGCTTCCTTTGTATCCAATCTCAACACCATTTGCGTCCACCTTTAAAACTTGTAGCTCCGAAAGCATTTCACCAGATAAAAGAAGATCAACATCACTGACACCAACACCTTTTTCTTCTGCATATTTGTCAGAATATTTTTCAAATGGTTTATTTTTTTTATCAAGACCTGCCATCGTTCTACCAACAATGTGAGTCAATAGCGCATCAGCAATCTTCACCCTTTCTTTGGGTTTAATTGGTTGAGTAAATGGGATCTTGATAGAAAGTTTTGCCATTTATTTTTTTGAATAATTTTTAGAATTAATAGAATTGAAATCTATAATAGATTCTTTTAATAAATAAATAAAAACTATCAAGAAAACACTTAGGTTATAAACATATGAAAGTGTGGGTTTAAATTCGCTGATTTTTAAAGCAAAGAATATTGTTTCCAAGCAAAAAATAAGTGATAACAAGTTAAAAATTTTTAATAATTTCATTTTTCTCCTTAAAGAGCGGTGCGTGCAACACTGTTGCAAACACCGCCAATCTGATCTTAAATGGGAGTTTTTTATGGCGGCAGACCCATTAATTACAATAATGCTCTATTCCCAACCGTTTCGGCAATCATGGCATCGTCCATTTCTGGGTGTAGCTTCTTAATTGCTTGCTCGATTGTCATTGTTCCTAACTCTAGTTCAGACTTAATTTGTGCAATCTCTTCTGATCTAGAGATCATCGGTTTAGGTGCTTCAAAGTCAACACTAACCTCTAACTCATCAGGCATAATTGGTGGCAACAGTGATGGTTGAACTTGACCTGACTTAATCCAATAGTTATGAATTTTAGGGAGTTTAACATTCCAAAGTTCTTCTTCATCTTGCTTAAACCAAGCTTGTGATTTCTTTTTAAGCTCCCAAACGTCCATTTCATCAATGATCTTAGAGATACCACTAGATAAATTTGCCCCATCGGTTGTCCCAACAGAACCAACACGCACACCCTTAGTTTCTAACCAGAGAGCAAATGTAGTTGAAATGAACTGAAGAATCTTATCTGTGTCAGCACTCGGTTGTAATATCCCTAGTTGTGGATTCTTGTCACTCTCCCGATCTGACTTAATAGACCAAAGGGCATTGGGTGACATTTTTAGATTCTCGGCAGAAATATCAATACCAAAAATAATGCTAAATGACTGGTAAAGCTGCGCCCCTGCACCGTCTGTAATCATGCAAGGAATAGCTTTAGTTATCGCAAGCATGTCGGTATCAATCACTGGTATTAGTCTATTCTTTTGTCTCTTTCCGTAAATAAATGGAATAGTCCCGATTACGTTTACACCTTGGTTTTCTACTAGGTACTGAGATGCTTCAGTTCCATTCATGTAAAAAGCGTCAAATTCTTCATCCGTATAAACGAATAATAACATTGAATCATCGTCGTTAGTTTGCTTGCCCATGAACTTAATAAAAACTGTCTCTTCTTCTGGGTTAACCATAGAGTCAGACATGACTAGGAACGAGTTAAAGGGAAGCTCTCTTAATGCTGGTTTACCGTTCTTATTAATGTACGGCTCCCATGCAAAACCTTTAAATAGGTGCGAGTAAACATCGGCAATGTTCCCAGAGTTATTAATATTTAATGCTTTCTCATAGAAGCTAACGAACTCTGATGTTCTTTCATCTTGTGCCGATCTGATTGGTGGTTTTGAATATGTAGTTGATACCTTATCAATGAACCTTTGTAAGATATTAATAGGCAAAACTCTGTCTTTAATTGAATTGTAATAAGTGGCGGATAAAGATGTTCTTAATATGTTATCAACATAAGGAAGTAAATTGCCCTCGTAAATATCTAAAGCTTCTGAGTTAAGTTTTAAAAACTCACGGTGAGCTTTGATGTATTCGATAATCTGTTTTCTTTTCTGTTTAAGCATATTTAATCCTATAGTTGAGTAAATTTAGTTGATCTATTTAGATACAATGAAAATTCATAGTCTATAAAATAATCTAATGTATCTGATGCGTGTGTCAATTTACCGTCTTTATCTTTAATCTTTTCAAATGTTAGCTTATTTTGCTCAACTTGTTCTAGGTCTTTTATAAGCACCTTGCACTTTGGGGATATGATTATCTCGTCTTTATCAAACTTACCATTAACTAAAAGCTGTCTTTCTCTGAACCTTGGATTGACCGACTTAAACCTTATCTGTGATTTATCAAACCCAGCTTGCATTAAGATTTGATAGTCGGATGCACCTGATGTCTTTCTGTTCTTACCACTTGCGTCAATAGTAATCATTACGTTCTTACCGTATCTTTTAAGTATTTCATGCGCTGCTTGTTGGGTATCTGAATTACCCAATAGTTCAAACTCGTCAAAAAAGTACGGTGTCTTTCCGATCATTTGTGCAAAAGTGCAGGTCATTCTTCCTACGTTAAAGTCTAGGTTAGCGTAAATTGTCTTTCCTTTAGGTATGTCAGTAATTTGTCTTACGTGTCTTGATCGATCAAATGAGTAATAGAATAAGTCACCACTAATCTTAATTATCCTACCCTCTTTAAATACCTGGAGTGCTTTCTTATCAAGCATGTATTCAAGAGTCGCCGCATAAGTTTGGTCAATGTGCTTATTCTCTGATGTGTCACCAAACACGATCTTAAACTTACCAGGATCCTTTTGTTCCTGTTCGTTCATCATGTTAACGTAATCCATAACCCAACCAAATTTGTCCTCAGGGGTTCCAGCTAAAATCTTTTGTTTGAATGGAGAGTCTGTTCTTATACGTCTAATGAATTGATTTATTCTATCCCACTGGCAAAGTGAAAACTCGTTCACACCACCATAACCTAAGTTAGGGCCAGCAATTTCGTTTTCTGCGGTAAATATGTAAAGCGGTTTATTATTCCAAATAAATTGATAAGTCTTATCTTGAGCGTTGTAATCCCAAATCTTGCCTTTCGGTATTCCTGACTTCTCAAATATGTCCTGGAATGTTGGGTAAATATCTTTCTTAAACATGGCATACGATGGGCAAAGTAACCCACCAGCATGGCCTTTGTTTAACTTTGAAAGCTTAATAAGTTTCATGCACAGGTTGTATGACTTACCACTTCCAAGTCCTGCACTATGTAGAATTGTTTCAGTGACATCATCATCAAAGACAGGCTTCTGTGATGGCAAAGGTTGATATGGTATTTTAAGCTTCAAAGACAAGATCAACCTCTTTGACTTCTTGTTCTACCTTATCTTTTTGCCCTAAATGCTGTTTTCCTAGCCAAATTAACATGGAAACATTTCCACTCATTGCAACATCATACTGCTTCTTTAGTAAGTTAATGCGCATTGGCTCTTGTACTTTCTTTTTATATTCCGCAAAACCATGACCAAACTTTTCTCTTAGTCTTCTATCTAGAGAGTCAGCACTAATGCCCAATTGTTCTGCGCAATATTCGGCTGTTGCCCAAATAGCCAAAACTTTTAACTGATCCCATCCATCAAACTCCATACTCTCAAGATCCTTAGTTGGACGTGCCATCTCGCTCCACCTTTAGTTCTTCATAAGTTTGACCTGTTGATTCTAGTGTTGCTTTTTTGCCTGTGTAATTTTGCCAACGATTTACAATAATATCACAATATTTTTCACTTAATTCCATGGTTAGTGATCTTCTATTGTTTTTTTCGCACGCTATAACACAACTTCCAGATCCACCAAATGGCTCATAAAGATAGTCATTAGGTTTTGTCTGATTGTTAATTGGTATTTCATAAACCATTAAAGGTTTTTGAGTTGGATGCTCTGTCTTATCTTCCTTTGATCCTGACATAATATGATTAGGTATTGCACCATCCCAAACTGTTACTTGTTTTCTATCTCCTAACCAATTGTGGTCAGCACCTTTCTTAACAGCATACCAACATGGTTCATGCTTCCTATGATAGTAACTTCTTCCCATCACAAGAATGTTTTTATTCCAAATAATTTGCTGCTTAATTTCAAAATTGGCTCTTCTAAGACTGTCCATTACTACATCAGTAAAACTAGAAGCATGCCAAATATAGGCAATATTTCCAGGGAATAAAACCCATGCATCGTACCAATCAGCCCTTTCGTCATTTTCAACTATATTCGAGTTACCCTTACCCATTGACTTTTCACCCATAGCTTTATCTCTCCATGACTGATCAAGCTTAACACCATACGGAGGATCGGTTACCATAAGGTTTGGGTTTAACCCATTTATTAGCTTCTCAACATCATCAATCATGGTTGAATCACCACACATCAAACGATGATTACCTAATATCCAAATATCACCTTTTCTCGTAATTGGATGAACAACATCGGGAACAGCGTCTTCATCACTTTGTGGTTCAAACTTTTCAATTGGCTCAATTACAAAATCTTTTATCCCTAGTAGGTCAATGTCGAAGTCAGGGCCTAAATCCAGCATCTCAGTATTAACCGCACTCAAATCAAGTTCAGCCCATGCAGCAATTGCGTTATCGCTTGTTAGATAAGCATATTCTTGAGCTTCATTGTCAAAGTCCTGAAACATTGCAGGAACCTCTTTAAGGCCAGCAAGTTTTGCCGCCTCAATTCTTCCATGCCCTGCCAATACAAAACCAGTTCGCTTTGATACAACAACAGGATTTCTAAATCCCTGGTATTGAATCAATTTTGCTAGTCTTTCGATTTGTTCTTTTGGGTGTTTGTTATTGTTCTTAGGATTTAAGACAAGTGAATCAATGTCCACTAATTGGATTTCTTTTGCCTGAATTTGCATATTCCCACCGAGAATTATGTTGCGAGTCACCGACTCTTATTCTCAGACTAAGTAATCTTTACATGGTTCGTCAATAGGGTTTATCCTATAAAAATGAAGAATATTATAGTTTTTATTCTATCAATGCCAGTTTTCTACCCTAATGACTATCTATTACAAGCTATTTATTCGGATTACAGTATAAAAGAAGAAAATACTAATTCCAGTATAGAGTCTGGTTATTCAGAAAGCTATGAAAGTTCTGAAGCTGAGGCTCATCATTGGGAGCTCGGAACACCTGACAATCTACCAGAGACAATTATCATTTATTCTGATGAACCAAGTCCTTGCGAGCTATAAATCCACTTGCCCATGTGAAACTCCCAACCATTTTTTACTAACCAATTATGAATTGAGACATGCTTCTTTGCCATAGTAACCAATCCGATCTTATGAATCGTTGTGTGACACCATGCGCAGAGAGGCATTAGATTATGTTCTTCATCTGTTCCGCCTGATTTTCTAGTCTTTACGTGATGAAAGCAGACGAATCCGTCTTTAGATTCTCCGCAGGCAATACATGGTTTATTTGATTTGTAGTTTTTCATAATTAAATATTCCCCATAATGAGCAATGAGGACACACACAAAACCACGGAAGTTTTGTTTAACCAAGCTTTTAGGCTACTCAATTGGTATTTCTTTTATCTTTTCAATAACTTTGCAATAGCTGCACTTCTTTTCAGAATCGCAATTACAATCTCCATACTCAAACTCTATTAATTCAATTAATTCTTTAATCTTGTCCATTTCATACCTGCTTAACAATAAACTTCATCAATTCCCATCCAAGTGGAATAGGCTTCGCCATTCTTATCAACCTTAGCTTTCTTTGCTGGTTTTCTATATCTTGACCCTGTAGTTAAATTACTCGCATCAGGATTAAAATCATTCCCATCTATAACTTCGACGTAATCATTGGTTTGGATTTTAGCTTTCTTAATATGCGCTTCGAATACCAATCTCAACACTGACAATTGCTTTATCTTTCCGTTGTATCTATAAGCGATCATGTGTCCTCGCATTGTAGTGCCATGATCTTGGATAAGGTTGATTCTTTGCCCGTTAGTTGAAAGATAAATTGATCCGTTTGAACCAACCAGCAATTCTGGATGGCTTATGCTTTTTCTTAATGTCATTTGTTTACCTCAAGAAATTTAACTAATTCTTTATAGCTGAAAATTGCTAATGTGATTTGGGTGTTCGTG